AAGCAGCAGCTAGAGCATAGCGGCAACATCAACATGCCGACACCTACCATCGTCATCCCTCCTAGTGAGTGAGCTACGCCTATCGCGCAAGCAGGCCGAGCTTTGGCGGTTGCTGGACAAGCCAGAGGTAATAGAGGCTTTCGGTGGTGGTGGTGCTGGCGGTGGAAAGTCGTGGATAGGGTGTCTAAGGCAGGCTTACCGCAGGCTAACCTATCCGGGAACGCGAGGGTTCATAGGCAGGGAGACACTTCGGGCGCTAGAGGATAGCACCATGCGCACCTACTTCGACGTGTTGGGCCGTATGGGTTACGTCTCCGGTGAACACTACACCTACAACGCGCAGTCACACAACTTGGTGTTCGCCAATGGGTCCGAGCAGCACTTTCGCCATATGTCCTATATGCCCAGCGATCCGGACTACAATCGCTTCGGCTCTACGGAATACACGGACGCATTCGTTGACGAAGCGCCGGAGGTGGACCCTAGAGCCTGCCAAGTGCTGCTTTCGCGCCTTCGCTACATGCACACCGAGCACGGGATAACACCCGAGATACTATACACGGGCAACCCCGGAGAAAGCTGGATCAAGGACCAATTCGTTATGGACGCCAAAGGCCGGATGATAGACCTGCCGAAGCACCGCGCCCGCGTCCTGTTCACCATCGAAGACAACCCCGACGAAGCGCTGAAGGAGCGATACAAGGCTACCCTTGGCTACCTAGACGCCTACGATAAAGCCCGCCTGCTATACGGGGATTGGTCGGCAATGCCAAAGGTGGAACGACCCTTCGCCTTCGCCTTCGACCGCCAAAGGCACGTCAAACCCTGCCAGTTGATAAAGGGGCTTCCGGTCATCGTCTCGGTGGATTTCAACCTCGACCCGTTCTGTGCTGTCATCGCTCAGGAGCAGGGCCATAGGTTCGCCATCACCAACGAGATAGCCATACAGTCCGGTACCATCGAGGAGCTAGCTAGCCGCATACGGGCCATCACGCCGGACGTGTTCTTGCACAAGTACACTGGGGATAGGTCCGGGGCCGCTAGGCGCATCCAAATGAAGTCCACGGCCTCTATGTGGGATGACTTCCTGAAGGTGATGAACGCCCGCGAAAGGCAGCTTGACCTACCGGCAAACCCTACCCACCGGGAAAGCAGGGAGCAGACGAATTATGTGCTGCACCACCATCCGGACTTTGTTATCGACCCAAGCTGCACGGGAGTTATCTTTGACCTGACCAACGTAGAGGTGGACGATGACCACAGCATCATCAAGCAGGACCGTAGCAAATCAGCGCAGCGGGCCGACTTCTTGGATGACGTTCGGTACATAGTCAATACCTACCTTAGCCGCTGGATAGACCTACACCGCCGCACCAATGCTTTGTCGAAACACCCCACAGGCCAACGACCTGATACTCTGCGCGGACGAGGACGCGAGGCTCTGGATAGGTATATCGGCTCTTAGCGGGCTATCAGCCATTGTCACGGACCTAGCCACGGGCCGGAAGCTATACTTCGATGCCTCGGAAGACGCGGACGAATGGTATATCGTAATGCCTGAGTTGGTGGTCGGTCACATGTACCTGTTCCAGTTGGGTATCGGTGTGAACCCGGTGGAGTTTTACCCTTACGTCATGGGAGGCTATTCGATAACGTCGGGAACGGAGAAGGTCGATGGCGTGAACGCTACAGTGCTGAAGTTCTTCGAGCCTACGGGCGAGACGTACTACACGAGCAACGACCAATTCCTTGTTCTGCAATGATAGAGCAGCTAACGATAGTCCTGCTCATGGCCTTGGTAGCAACGGGAGCCTACATCATCCAACAGGAGGGTATGATCCTTCACCGCCTGACTAAGCTGTGGAGCCTGCTTCCCGCGTTCTGGCAAAAGCCTTTGTGGACGTGTCCGCCCTGCATTTGTAGTGTGTGGGGGATACCCACGTGGTTCATCTGCTCCGACCTTCCGTTGATGTACCTTCCTGTCCATGTCATCGGGGCCGCTTCCATGGCTGCGATGCTTTCCAAATATCTAGACATATGAGATATTCAGGACGCGACATACAGAGCTATCTTTCTTCTTTAGGATACGAGCCGTTCAGGTGGAGCCAGAGCGGCTTGGTACGTGATCCTTATCCGGGAGGCTTTTTCTCTACCGCTGGCCAAGGAAGAGATATGCCAAGTGCCATCGTTACTATTTGGAAGCGTGGAGTTGATAAAGTTGTATATGGTATTGGTGAACACGGAAAACCCCCAACGCTTTTAAGCCCATTGCCTATTGGCTGTCACGATCAAGATACAACCGATAGGATATTGGCATGTAATTCAGCTAAGGATGTGTACAGGTCAATGTTCCGCTTATCAAGCAAGCCTCTTGCACAATTTGAAAAGGAAAAGGAAAAGAAACGAGCACCTGCATGGTATAAAAATATTGTTCACACCATCAATGGGGAGAATCGCAGGGCTAGAATACGCAAGGCCAATAACGAAGCTGTCCTAAAGTGGTTGCGAATGGATACTAATGCAGAAATGCTGAAGGTTAGACAACAACTTGAAAGCGAATGAGACTACTCTTCCTGCTTTTCGGCCCAGCGATACACCGCTACATCGCCAAGGGATACATCCGTCCCAAGGGCTTCGACGGTATGTCGGTAGCCTTCAGCGGTCTTGACGGACGAAGCTACTGGACATGGCAGGACTTGGGCGAGATGCCCCCGGTGCGCCAAAAGCACATCGAGCGATGCTTGAAGTTCGCCGACGCGGGCATAGGGGAAAAAGCCCTGAACGAGCTTTGCGACCTAGCGGAAGCCGCCAACATGGACGCTATGAAGGCGACCAAGGCGGACCTGAAGAGCAAGGCACACAGCAAGGTGGCCTACCTGATAGGGGAGATACGCAACCGCCCGCGTAACGTCATCCCCGAAGAGGTCTACATGGACATGGCTGCGGTGTTTGCGGTGAGGGAGGATGAAGACCCCCGGAAGTTCGACCCGGCCATCCATGGACAGAAGATCGAGATGTTGACCAAGGCCATGAAGGATGGTCACGATTTTTTCGGAGTGCTGCCCGCGTTGAAGACGCTGTTAGGGTCTTTGCTCACCACCGAAGCCGCGTGCATCGAGTTGTTGAGCGAATGGGCAGCACAGAGAGCACGCATGGCGGCGATCCGGGCAACCTTTGGGAAATCGTCAACCGGCAAATGAGCGACTTCGACGAGTTCACGGTGAACATTGCTGGGGGCGACCCTTTGAAGCGTGAGGCTTTGGATCGGGGTACGGTGGTGGCGTATTGGGATGCGGCGGTGGACTATGTGACGAAGTTGCAAATGGCAAAAGAGAGAGCGGATCGGGCAAGTCGTAAGCAGGGACTACCTTCGCGCCATGGCTGAAGAAACCGAGGTTATAGTAACGAGGTTCACGGCGGACCTCACCGACTTGGAGAAGGGGGTCACCGAGTACGAAGCCACACTTGGCGGGGCTGCTAAAGCGTCGGATAACCTCGACAAGTCCACGAAGAACTTAGGCGCTTCGGTTGGGCAGCTTTCCCCGAAATTTGAGGCCATCAAGCAGAGCGCACAGCGTACTGCTTCGGCCGTTGCTGCTGTGGGTAACGAGACGAAGAAGGCCGGTGCTTCCGGTGGTGCGCTATCCAAGTTGCAAGGGGCGTTCGCCTCGATACGCACAAGCGTAGGCAATGCGGCGGGTAGCGCCAAGTCGTTCTTCGGCGAGGTCGTCAATGGGGCTGGTAATGCGGCTCCGGGCCTGAGCAATATCACTGGTCTGTTCGGGGGTATGGTCAACCCGATAACGGTAGCTGCTGCCGCTGTTGTGGGGTTCATCGCCAACTTCAGCAGGCTGGATAACGTACAGGTGTTCTTTGATGCGGTACGGATAGGCTTCGACACCATAGGCAACCGGCTGGCGAACCTTGACTTTTCCGGGCTGTTCGACCCTGAGACGCAACGACGTGACATCGAGTTCGCGGTGCGCCAAGCCGCTGCCTTGGATGCAGTAGCCGATGTGCAACTGAAGATCAACAAGCAGAACGCCGAAGCCGAGCTTCAGTTGGCTGGTTTGAACCAACAGCTACGGGATAGGACCAAGACGGAAGCTGAGCGGCTTGCCATTGCGGACCAAATAACGAGCATCGAGAACAACCGAGCCAAGGAAGAGGAGGGCTTTATTCGGGGTAGGATCAAGCTGCAAGAGGAACTAAACGCCAAAGAGCTAGAGAGCTTGGGCGAGGTGTCTGATGCGAACAAAAAAGCGCTTTCGGACCTTCAGGTGGAATTGCTCAACTCACAGCGTAACAGGGTGCAGCTTATCGAGAGCACGGAACGGCGGGTCAATTCCATCGTGGAGCAGGGCGCTACGGAGCGTGCAGCGGCGGAGCAAAAGGCGGAAGCGGCTAGGGCCAAAGCGGTGGCTGAGGCAGCGCGTAGGCGTCAGGTAATCGAAACAAACGAAAAGACGTTACAGGAGACGCTTGACCGCTTGGCTCAGGAACAGGTAGACCGAACGGCTACGGAAGCGGAGCGGGAGGTGAACATCGTTACTCGGAAGTACGCGGACATCGAATCCAAGACCAAGGAGGGCTTCGCGAAGATCCGGGAGGTCACGGACCAAAGCGGACAGGCCGAACTAGCGCAGCAAGAGGCGGAGGCTATCGTTCAGATAACGGAGGCTCGTGACGCTGAACTGGCTGCTCTGGAAAAGAAGCGTGCGGACTTGGCTACCAAGACGCGGGATGAGCAGCTAGAACAGGTGCGCCAATCGTTGCTTTCGGAGACGGAACAAAGGCGGGAGGCCATCTTGGTGCAGTTGGACCTAGACCGTGCGGCAGCGGAGGCATCCATCGCCAACGTAGAGGAGCGCAACGCTACTATCGCAGCCCTTACCGCCAAGGCCGAGCAAGACCTTTCGTTGATCGTATCGGAAGAGCAGGCCAAGCGATTGGAGCAAGAGAAACAGGCACAGGCCCAGCAACAGGCTTTGCTTCAAGAAAATGCACAGATTGCTACGGACTTCGCCGTGGCTTCGGCAGAGCTTATCGGACAGGTAGCGGCTGGGAATGAGGATATTGCCAAGAACGCATCGAAGGTGCTGACTACGTTACTGCTCGACACTTTGGAGAAGATCATCCTTGCCAATGCGTTCCAAGTGCAGGCTATCAGCGCCGGTGCTCCGGACCCGGCCAACGTAGCTACGGGCGGAACTTTGGGTATCACAAGGGGCTTGATCTTGGCGGGTATTGTCAAGGCTCTCTTTGCCGCTGCCAAGTCCGCTATCGCCGGTGCCTACACGGGTGAGGAGCGGGTAGGGATGGGAGAGGCTCCGCTATGGCAGGGCCGCGACGGATACTTGCGGAGGGTGCATAAGAACGAGGGCATTGTGGACGCCGAAACAAACTTGGCTTTCCTGTCCCATATCAACGCGATGCGCAAGGGCCGCAAGGCTTACGATGACTTGATATACCGAGAGCACATTGCCCCGGCTATTCAGGCGCTAGGCTATGGGGATATGAGCACGGTCAATGAGTTCGTTCGGTCGGACTTCGGCAACCGGGTTGTGACTAGCTCCATGCTCCCAAAGAACTATGACCGCAATATCGTTGGCGAGCTTCGTTCATCGCGCAGGGAGGGTAGGCAGCAAACGGAATTGCTGGCCGAGGTGGTCAAACAGCTTCGCCCTAATCGCTCCCGCTGGTGACTGCAGGCACGTTCACCCACTTACTGAACGGGGTATCCGTTGAGGAGCCGCTAGGGTTCAATGATTTCACCGAGGAGCTTTCCCGTGACGTTCGGGAGCGGATAATCGGGGTGAAGTACAAGGCCACCCTAACCTTCACGCACAATGGGCACGCGGTGCTAGAAAGCCTGTTCGATGAGCAAGGCTTTTGTGCATCGGCGACCTATGAGGTTCGCCAATGGTGTGGCGGCGTGGAGTTGACGGTCATCCGTGGTAGCGTGATACTATCGGAGGCCAAGACCAACGAGACAAGGTGCGAGGTGGAGTGCGCTATCGCAGACGATGGGATAGGCGCTAGGGTGGTCAACAACAAGGAGATCCCTATCAGCCCAGCGGCCACCAAGACCAAGAACAGCCTCACCCTTTCGCCGGTAACGGCCATCGACATTTCGGTATTTGACCCTTCGGCCAATACGTTGGTATTCTTTCCTGACACGCGCAGGGTTTGGGATTGGTTCGACGCGCTACAACACGCGGTGGCCTATATCACGGACAACGAGGCTACGGTGGTCAGTGATTGGTACGATAGTCTACCCGTATATGAGCGATACTGCATCATCGACGGCTTCGAGCTTCGTACACATAGCGGTTCTACTGATAGGATAGTTTGGGACTTCAAGCGCCTTTTCCTAGAGATGGCGATGAAGTACAACCTGTGGGTTGGTATAGAGCGGGCCACGGACGGCTCACCCATTCTTAGGGTAGAGCCTGAAGGCTACTTCTACAGTGACAGTGGCACTATCCAGCACACTGACATTCAGGACTTGGTTCGGTCCTGCGACTTGGATAGGCTGTGGGCCAAGGTGGAGGTTGGGAGTGACACATCTATCAAGGACATAGGAGGGGCCGGGTTCTCGCTTCCGTTCTTGGCGCTTCGCGGGTTCACCAAGGAGCAGTTCCACTTTACGGGGGTGTGCAACACGTCGGAAACGCTGGATTTGGTGAACGAGTGGATCATCGACACCAACGTCATCGAAAACGTGTTGGAGGATGGGAACGACGAATATGATGACGACCTGTTCCTTATCCAATACAACCCGGACACGCTACAGGCTACACCTTCGGACTACCTGACTAACGACGGAAACGCTCCGTGGCTCTACAACTACGCGCTACAAAATGGATTGGTGTTGGGTCGCTATGACCTGCCCTCTCCGGTTGGCGCAAACTTCGCATCGCTCAACACTTCGTTCCGGGCGGAAAGGACGGCCACCGGAGCGCCGGAGTTCTACACGGGACCGGCAAGCAACAGTTCGTTCGCGATCGTTCAGTTCGATAACGACTACACGGCTCCGAACTTCGACCCTAGCAATAGCTGGGGTAATGGTACCGCGCAGGGAAACCCGGTAAGCCAAGCCAATAGCAGGTACACGGCGCAGGCCCAAGGGTACTATGAGTTCTACACGACGGTGTATTGGAGGATCTTGAAGAACGTTCCATTGTATGCCGGTGGCCCTATACCTCTATCATTCTACAAATCCATTGGCCCACGGGTTCAGGTGGAGCGCTATGACGCTGCGAACACGCTTATCGGTACGCCGGTAACATTGAGCTTTACCCAAGAATATACCCCCGGCCAGTACGTAGCGCAGGGGGCCGTCGGGTTGTCTTTGAACATGGGTGACTACGTGCAAGTCCGATACCTCTTCGCCTACACGGGCTTCCAGCAGCAGACCTTCTTTGCGGGACCGCAGCCCGGACCTTTCGAGCCTCCCGGAGTGACGGTGAGGCTGGACCCGACGAGTAGCATAGCAACGCAGTTCGTGACGGGTGGCGGTTTCGTCGATGGTGGTGGTCAATCGCGGATCATCCTTTACGAATACGAAAGGCATGTTGATGTTGGAACGTGGGTATCTTTGACCGGCGACCCGAAGCAACAGATAGGGATTTCGGGTGGCCCTGAAGTGATGCACAACACACACGCATTGAGCGCAGAGCGAAATATCGTCACGGGGGCTACCACGTGGAAGGTCATCAAACGGCCATGATAACCGCGATACCCAACCAGCCCATCAACTTCGGCGATTCGCTGTTGGACGGCTGCCTCTGCGATAGCATCATCCCTCCGTTGCTTATCCATTCGGAGGATGATAACGTCATCTTCCAGTTGGGGATAGACCAATGCCCGAACGCTGAAAGCATTATCGACAACACGGACTTCCAAGGAGTGAACTGGAAAGGCGGGCTTGGATGGACGCTGTTCCCCGGCCGCGCGTGCGGTGCGGCTCAGGCGCTAGGGACGTTGCAGGATGATAGCTTTTCGCCAACGGTAGGGGAATGGTACGTCATCACCTTCGTGGTGGAGAGCGTACGCGACACGGTATCGTGGTCTATCGGAGGGACTTCCGGAACATTTGGGAGTACTGGGACGAACACGGGCATGTTCACCCAGACGCTGACATTCCAAGCTACCAGCACGGCCGAGCTAGTCATTACGCTCGACACGTCCGACAGCGCCATTTGCTTGAACATGGTCGCTGCTTACCAAGCTAACCGCGACCTAACGGTGGACTTCATCAGCGAAGGCGGCGACGTGCTGGCGACCTTCGACACGGACGTTGATCCACAATACTTCACGTTCCAAGACACGAATGTTATCGTCAACATCCCGATGTCCGAAACAGGCATTGAGGAATGCTTCACCATTCGGGTCACGAACAAGTGTTCGACGGATGAGTTCACGTTGACATCGCAGACGATAAAGGCTGTGAGCGATACCGACTGCACGCTGAAGGTTCGGGTATGCAATGACGCCTTTTCGCTAGGCTTGCTCCCTGAGCCTTTGGAGATGCGCCTCAGTGCCAAGCTGGTACATCCAAAATGGGAATACGAAGCCAGCGGAGAGCGCCGGAGCAACGGCAGGATCTACAACCATTACGTAGACCGGCAGCGTAGCATGGAGCTACGTATCGGACTTCAAAGCGAATGGGTCCATCCGTTCCTTGCGGCTATCCCGCTCTTTAGCCATTTCTACATCGGGCAACAAGAGTTCGTTATGGACACGGAGCCTTACGAGCCTGACTATGCTGACGTGTTCGACGGTACGGCTTCCATCATCCGGGTGGTAAGGCCGAAGCAGGAGCTAGCGCGGAAAGTGTCGTGCGCTGAAGAGCTTTCGGGTTGCGTTCCGCCGCCGAACCTGTGGGTGCAAGGAACAGGCCCGAACGAGGATTATATCATCACACAAGCCAATCAAACCATCGCGCTAGCGAACTGACGATGCCGAACAGAGCCATTAATCAACTCCCATTCGCTTCCAATCGCCGGAGCGGGGATGTCATCTATATCGTTCGCAGCGGTGCGGACTACAAGCTCGACGTTGACAACATGGCCCCGCCCATCTTGGCCGCTCAGGTATTGATACCGAGTGCCGATGTGCTGACGCTCAACGGTACGCCGGTGCAGATAATCCCTGCGGCGGACGCCGGTACGGTCATCGTGCCTATGCGTGGTATTATCGAATTCAGCGGCGGAAGTTCAAACTACGCCACGAACACCATTCTGACGGTAGGTTCTACAACTACGTTGGCGGATGGCGTTTACACGCTGTCGGGCAGCATCGCCGATAGGACGGTGCCAAACCTATTGACGGTGACGGGCAACACCTTTGCGGGCACGGTTCCCGGAGATAGCCTGAGCGCTCGGGTGAACACCGGCAACCCAACGACAGGCGATAGCGATGTAACTATTACGGTCTGGTATTACATACTCCCTGTCTAATGGCACTTCCTAGCGTTCGCATCGACGATATGACCGATGCTGGGGTGGAAGCCCCGAAGGACATCTTTGCGTTCCAGCGGAATGTGCTGGGTGTGTGGACCGACTACCACACGGACATCGAGACGTTCATGGGTGGTATGGTTACGGCTGTGCTAGTGTGGGACGGCACAAACGGTTGGTCAGAGAATATACTTGCACCGGCCGGATTTGCTGTGGTTCCCATTTCCATTCAGGCGATATTCACGCCGGGCAATTCACCGAGCGGACAGACGGGTCAAATGCTCATTGAGCAGCCCCCTTCTACGGGTAATTTTATTATGACTTTTGATGACGGGTCTAGCTCCTACGCTGCCGCGTTGCAACAGGTCGGGGTGGAGACGGACTACGTAGCGAACGACCAACTTCAGTTTTTGGTGAACACCTCCCTAGCTCTGGATTTCAGCGGTACCGCACGAATTACGGTCCAGTACATTTTGAAAGAGCTGATCTAGTAGTATCTTCGGGCCGTCATCCGCTATCGCCTGCCACGACCGAGGCCGATAATTCTGGTCGCAACTTCCTAATGGAAATTGAAAATGGCAGACTGCCCCAAACCTTACTATTGCTACAACTACGACCCGTATCCGTCCACGTCAGGATGTGATACGCAAAGCACCTACCTAGGTGGCGGCTCTGAGCTTATCCTAGGCAAATGCGGCGTGGAGCTCGTTGACCCCTCTGATGAAACGGAGGTGCAAGCCCTCATCGACGCCGGTTCGCTGATTCGCATCACCGCTATCGCCGGTGGTTTCGATGAGCCTTCCGCTATCGACGTGGACGATCCCACCGCCTGCGGCTCTACCATTACCGTGAACTACGACCGGACCCTGACGTGGCAAGACGGCAAGGTCTCGAAGAGCGTAGTGGAGTGGTACAACGACGTGAAGGGCGACAGCTTCGGCTTCGCTCTGCTGAAGGAGTGTTCTCAAGCGCGTTGGAACTTCGTGAACGCAACGGTGAAGCTCACCAGTGCGCGAACGATGCCACAGAAGAACGGTGAGTTGCAGCTTATCAACGGCACGCTCACTTGGCGTTCGTTGGAAGATCCTGTACCGTACGACTACCCCTCTGTGACTTGGTAAACCAAGCACATACCGAAGATGCGAAGGCCGGGGGGACTGCTCCCGGCATCGCCATTTTCGTATTCGGCAGGAAGGAATACTTGTACGCCGCGCAGCACTTGGCTCTGAGCCTGCGCGAGCATTCGCCTAGCGTCCCGGTCCATTTGTGGGCGGCGGAAGGCGTGAACGTTGACGCCTCCTACTACACGGAGGTGCATACGCTAGAGCCGAAGTGGTACGCTAGCGGGCCGGGGGGGTTGAAGCTCAACGTCCACGACATACTGCCGGAAGGTAGGTGGATGTACGTGGATGCCGATATGCTGTGCGTCTCGGACATTTCACCGGCTCTGGAACGACTGAAGGCTTACGACTTCGCGCTAGACGTTCGTGGCAAAGGGAAGTTCGGGGCCGATATACAGTACACGCCATGGGCTACGCAAGAAACGGTAAAGCGTGTTGCGGAGCTTGGCGAGAACGCCACGTACTACGGGGTGCAGACTTCGTGGGTATGGATCAACAAGGGGTCGAAGCTCTGCGCCGACATCTATGCCACCGCGAAGGCTTTGCGGTTCACGCCGGAGGACTTGAAAGAGCCGTGGGGCGGGAGCATCCCAGACGAACTGTGCATCAGTGCAGCCCTTTCCAAGCTGGGCATCGACCCACACTCTGAAGACCTTTCATTCTATGGAACACGCGGAGCCTACCCCAGCCTATCAGCCATGCGTCAGCGTCACGCCTTCGCCTGTCTTTACGGCGATACCCGAAGGCATCGACTTGTCGCTAGTAGCTGGCTCGACCAATACGACCGATTCGTTCGTTCTATGTACGCTCGAAATGGCGGCCTCATGGGAATGGACATCCACTCGATAATGCGCAACAAACACGTCACACGATGAACAAGTGCTGCGGGCATAAGCCCAAACCCAACAAGCCGAAGGTGCAAGAGATCGGACCCTACCAAGAGACTGGCATCGCCTAATGCTCACCGAGGAAGAAGTACGGGCTATCGTTGACAGCCGCGTGGCTCTATTGAAGGGCCACATGCAGGCGGGCAGCGTTGGTGAACTGCGCAAGTGGGGCGGCAGCGAACACACGGGAAAAGAGCCGTGGCCTGAGTTCTGGCCGGGTTACAACCAGTGCGTCCGCGAAAAGGAGGAGCTTGCCGTCCACTTGGAGTACGGGGTATTCCCGTACCACTTGATAAAGTCGCGTTCCCCGAACCAAACGGAAGCGGAGTTCGAGTATATCAAGGCGAACTTCAAGCAGGTCACGCTTCCCAATAGCATCGACTTCTTCAACACGATAAGCCGTGCCGATAGCAACTGGCGTATCGAATACCGAGACGATGGCAGTGACATCGAGGATTACCTGACGAACCGTATAGGTGAGTTGGGCGATTTCAACGCATGGGCCAACGAGTTGCTTCCGAAGATCAAGATCGCGGACCCTATGGGCATCATTTGCACGATGCCTCTTAACGTTCCGACCATCGATGGAACTACGGCGGACGGCGAGCCGATGTTGGTGATAGACCCCGACACGATGACGGAGCCGCAGCCCAACTACTTCCCGGTCAGCCGGGTTTGGGGCTTTGAGCACGGGAAATGGTATTGCCTGTTGACCACCGAGCGTAGCTGGGTGAAGAAAGGCGGACGGACGGTCAAGGAGGGCTATGTGATGTGGGTGGTCGATGACACGAACTGCTGGCGTGTAGCCCAGACGGGTGAAGCCTACAAATTGCAGTTCGACATTTCGCTCTACTTCCCGCATGAGCAGGGGTACCCGCCGTGCATCTTCTTGATGGGCACACCGACCCTGAAAGACAACCGGGTCATCTACCAATCGAGCTACTTGCCGAGCAAGCCCGCGTTCGATACGGTATTGTTGGATACCACCTATTTGATGATGGTGAAGTCCAACAGCGCCTATCCGTACCGGGTGATGCTGGGTAACGAATGCGAGTACGTAGCTAATGACATGGGCCGGTGCGTGGGTGGTAATATGACCTACGTTGGCGAGCTTGGCGAAATGCTCGTTAAGGGTAAGTGCCCGAAGTGCAACGGTACGGGTTTGGCGGCAAGGCTCGGACCTAACGGCGTGCTGTTCGTTCAGGAAGCACGAAGGAGCGACAATTCGCAGATCAGTGTTCACGATGCGATGACGTTCGTGGAGCCGACGAGCACCACGATGGACTTCTTGCGCCGTGAGATCGTAGACCAAACGAACGAGGGCCGCAAGGTGATGTACCTGAACACCGACACCACCATGACGGGCGGTGACGTGAAGACCGCTACGCAGTCGGGTATTGACCTGAAGGCAAGCATGGCGTTCCGCAGGAACATCGCAAACCAGTTGTTCTTGGTGCGTGAGTTCACGGTCGATTGTATCGCTATCCAGCGTTACGGCAAGGAGCAAGCCGATGGAATGGTCAAGGTCGTTCGGGCCACTAGCTACGACCTGAAGACCGAAGCGGAATACATGGCGGACTGGACTTCTAGCTCCACGTTGCCGCCTCCTATGCGCCAGCTTGCGCTAGAGGGTTATATCAGCGTTCGCTATCCGGGTGACGCTTCGATGCGCGAAGCCTTGGAGGTTATCGCGCTTGCCGATAGGCTGTGGGTATTGAATCAGATGGAAATTGCGTCGATGAACCCACGCCCAGAGCCTTGGGAATTGAAGCTGCACCAGCAGGCGTTGGCGCTCTACGATACATTGGCGAAAGAGGAGGCGTTCATGGCGCTTGACAAGTTCGCCAAAGCCGAACGACTGAAGGAGCTTGCGAGGGCTTCGGCTCCTAGCGCTGGTGCTGGCGACATCGCTGCGCGGTTGGTAGCTGGCGCTAACGCATGACCATAACCGAATACCTGCGGAGCCGGTCGGCCGGTGATGCGGCGGTCGAAAAGCTGCTTTCCGAGATCACCGCGTTTCAGGAACGGACGGCCACGCGGATGGCTGGTATCCTTTCCGAGCTAGAGATAGAGGGCGGTCGGTTGGTCGCTTCGGAGGCTAACATGGCTCGGCTATCGCGGGTCATCAACGAACTGGAATCGGGCTTTGCCGATGAGAAATGGCAAAAGGCAGTAGGGGAATACCTAGCATCTTTCACCGAATTAGAGGCAGGGCTAACCGCCTACGCTGAAGGTTTCGGAGCCTTGGATACGGGACTTCTTACGGTACTGAAGCAGCAATACCAGACCATCAGCGCCAACTACCTGCTCGACGCTACTTCGTTCACGCGGACACTGCAACAGCCTATCATGCAGGAGGTCGGTTCGAGCATCGCTAGCGGAGGGAGGTATCGGGATTTGGTGCAGTCCGTATCGAACATCGTAACGGGCGGCGATGATAGCGACGGTGCGTTGCTTGGTAATGCTAGGACGGCCGCGAACGATTTGGTGAGCATCTACGAACGCACGGCTACGAACGCTGCTGCCACGACCGTAGGCGCTGAGTTCTTCCTGTATCAAGGCAGGCCGATAGACACTACGCGAGACTTTTGCCGGGCTAGGGAGGGCAAGGTTTGGCATAAGCGCGAGATAGAAAGCTGGGGGAGCTTGACGTGGAACGGACAAATACCGGGTACGAATAGCACTACAATCTTCTCAGTATTAGGCGGTTACAACTGTCGGCACGTATTGGTTCCTGTCGCTAGGCGCGATGTTCCGAAAGCCGACCTTGAACGGATGCGGTCGAAGGGATATATCGACTAAGTGTTATCTTAGGCCCCTATGAGCACCGAAAAGATATGGGCCGTCTCGATGGCCCCAAATGCAGGCCAGCGTGCCGTGCATGTAAGCAAGCGCCTCGTCGGGACATCGGCTTGGCGCATCCACCAGATGAAACAGGTCGCAGACCCTAACGTGGACCCCGAGCCTTACAAGTCTGTGGGGCGACCGACCAAGGAGGAGAGCGCTATCATCGCTCGACTGCGCAAGGAGAACGAGGAGCTTTTGGCGAAGCTGGCCGAGCAGCAAGCGAAGCCAACAGAGGCTGAACCCGTAGAGGTTAAGCCCGATCCGAAGCCCAAAACCAAAGTAACCGCCTAACCATGCCGATCAAACTAGAGGAGGCTTTGGACGTCTTTGGTATCGACCCCAAGGAACTGGAAAAGCACGAAAGCCCGGAGGCTTTTGCAAAGGCTGTCGAACAAACGTGGATCAAACGCGAAAGCGCCCACAACGACAAGGGCATTGCCGATAAGGTGTTCGGCAAGGTCAACCGTGGACTGAACAAGCAGCTTGCGGAACTGAACGAGGCGTTCGAGCTTGGTATCGAGGATGTGGACACGGCTCCGCCGATGGACATCCTGAAGAAGCTGCCGGAGGTGTTCAAGCCGAAGTTCGACCGCATCAAGGAGTTGGAGGAAAAGACCAAGACGGCCGCTCCCGCAGAGGTTGTGGCCGACTATGAGACGAAGCTGAAGGAGGCTACCAAGAAGCTCACGGCTTACGAGAAGAACGCTAAGGAGTGGGAGACGAAATACGTGACCCTCGACGGCGAGATCAAGACGCGCGAGCGCAAGCACAAGGTGGATAGCGAATGGGATAGCGCATTGAAGGCCATTCCTTTTGCATCAACGGTTGACGAGCTTCGCAAGGAAGGTTTCGTTTCAAAGGCCAAGAGCAAATACCAAGTGCTGTTGGACGATGAAGGGAAGCCCTACGCGGCCAACGATAAGGGCGAGCCTCTGATGAATCCGAAGAAAGCCGCCGAGCGGTGGAGCTTGGCCGAGGCGTTGAAAGCGGAAGCCGATGCGCTGAAGTTGGTAGGCGTCAACCCGCAGGGCGGGAAGGCCGTTCCGAAGCCTACGGCGCGACCTGTGGAGACTGAGGTTCCGCGCTTCGGTGTCGCTGCCCGTCGCCCACCAGCAGCACGATTGCAATAACAGGTGCCTCCACCATTAGGTCCGGTACCACTAGGCAGTTGCGCCACCTTCGGGTGGCGTTTCTGTTTTATGCTTACATTCGCAGCGGATGACATTCTCAGCCTCCTGAACGGCTAGCTAATAGTCAGGTTATCGGGTTCAGTCGTTGCGCCCCGACAATAGCAACGGTTCAACTTCATTTCGATAACCTCATGTCATACCAGACTACAGACCTCCTGCCTTGTCAGGACATTCAGGGTCGCCTCGAAGATTTGTGGAAGACCCCTGCTTTCCCCGGCGCTGACGACAAAATGCCGTTCAGCGATATGCTCAACAGTCAGATCAACCGCTTCCCCATCCAAACCCAACTGGTGAAGGGTGGAAGCAAGTTGAATGACGTTGTAGTGACCTACTTCCCCCGCTTGACGGAGGACTTGGTTGCGACGAAAGACGCTACCGAGATCACCTGCACGCAAACCGCTAAATACGGCAACCTGAGCCGTACCTACACCCCGCCTGATACGGCGCTGAGCAGCGGTGAGCTTATCGAGATCGCGGACTTGGTACGCTTTTGCGAATCCAACCCGATGTATTTCGAGATGGTGGTTGCCCGTCACATGGACGTGGTACGCCGTAAGCTGGCTACCCAACAGGCGCAAGAAGCTGTCCTGTTGAGCGGTAGCTGGGGCAACGGAACGCTGTTCCCGACGCCGAGCAACAGCCCCGGTGGTGTGAACGCCTCCAAACAGTACGTGTGGGCTACTCGCAAGTCTGCGGCATTGGGCGGTAACCCCGACCCCGAAGCATGGGCTACGCTTCGCATGGCTCTTGACGATGTTGGCGCAGGTGCTAACCTGTTCGCCGCTGGTGGCAAGACCGGCCGTAGCTACTTCAACGCTTCGATGATCGGATGTTGCACCGATAGCGGTATGGACTTGGGCGAAGCAATGGCCCGCTGGGGCATGGCGTACGCCTACGACCAACGTCTGACGGCTGCTTTGGGTAGCACCGACGAGTTCATGATCTTGGAGCCCGGAAACATCGTCCCCATCTACTTCACGATGTCACAATGGAAGGACGGCGTAAACCCGATCTTCATTGATTCCGGCAACTACAAGCTGGTGGCTATCACGGACCCGGTGACCGGCGTACCGATGGACTTGACCGTTAGCGAAGACTGCGGTGCTATCAGCATCACGGTGAGCACGGCTTCCAAGCTCATCAACCTGCCGAGCGACTTCTACAGCACTCCGGACCCGTACAGCGGCAAGAACGGCGTGTTCCAAGTCTTGATTTCAAACCCTTCGTAAGCTATTGGGTACAGGGCACCGGCCCGAACGAGGATTACATCCTGACGCAGGCCGGTGAAAGTATCCGGCTCAATAGCTAAACCAACCTAGGACCAAGGGCGGGGGAAATGCTCCCGCCCACGGTCAAAACAAAAGAACCATGGCCTCCTGTCTCGATACTCTGATCGGCGATGACAATGGATGTGCGACACGCACCGGAAGGCTCTACTTGAAGGACATAGGTATCACCGAGAGCTTCTTATCGGCGATACTGAACAAGGAGGATGCTTCGACCTCTACGTTCATGGCCGACCGAAGACGGTTGGCGACGGAATACGTGACGAGTGCTGTATTGAAGCACTACAACAAGAACATCATCGGTCGGACCTTCGTTGACGCTGCCCGGATAGGCAGGTACGCCGACACGGAACAATTGGTGAACGGCGATGCGAGCTACCTCCATGGGTTCGTTATCGACGTATGTACTCCGGCCACGAATACGAAGTTGCTTATCAGCCGAATTGATTTCTACGGCGAGACTACCGGCGATGTGACAGTGACCATATACAACCTGAAGGACGGGACGGTGGTTGCTACTGAAACCATCGACGCGGTAGCTGGTCAGATGTCATCGGTGGAGGTGGATATTGAAGTGCAGTGCAGGCGTGAACGCTTGCGGCTGTTGGTCGTGAGCGATCAAGATGTATACTACAAGAGCACCCTTTACGAAGGCTGTGCTACGTGCAGAGGGTATCAGTATCGGAACGGGGTTATCGAGGCCCGCCAGTATGTGATAGACCCTGCTGACAAGAAGATAGCGGCTAACCTATTGCCGGGAACGGACACTGGTGGCCTTTCTGTTATCGCTTCGGTGCAGTGCGACATAGGCGCTTGGCTGTGCGACATCAAAGGGGCGCTGGCGTTGCCGCTGCTCTACTGCTTGGGTCGCGAGATATACACGATGGCGCTCTACAACTTCGAGCGGTACGGGATCCAGAACGTTCGGAAGCAGGACGTGAAGGAGCGCAGGGACGAACTAGAGGCCCACTTCGTAACGGCGATGAACGAGCTATTCGAGACGGCGATAACGCCGAACGATGGGCTGTGCTTTACCTGCAATGACAGGGTAACGACCGGAGTGATACTGCCATGATCGAAGGTGCTGCCAAGGCGATAGACAATGTGAAGGCTCGCGTGGCTCGGCTACGCGAAGGCCGCGCGGTCTACTTGGCGGCGAAAGGCACCATGGTAGACGTAAGCAATCGAGTGTGGGGCAAAGGGGTCTTGACCGATGGTAGTTCGCTCTCCTACCAAGAGGACTACGACCTCTATGCCTACACCCCGCCCGCACCCCGTAAGGTGACGGGAAAGGGGAAACCATACGACCAATGGAAAAAGCCACCCAAGAACAAGAAGGGTTCGGCGGCGAAGATCAAGGGCGGTTACTACACAAGCTACCAAGCGGGGTTCAAGACCCAACAGGGAAGGGGTAACACGCCTTTCGAGCTTACCGGGCGTTTGCGCAAGGCATACTTCGGCGGAACGGATATTCCCGACCCGACGCAGGACAGTGATACGGAGGTGTCGATAAGGCTGAAGGGTGAGCAGGCGGCGAAGTTCAAAGGGCTTACCGATACGAAGGGTGAGTTCTTGCGCTTGACGCAGGAAGAACGAATGGAGTTCCACAAACGGATGTTTGAGATCTACACGGAATGATCCAGACGATAATTGACCTGTTGGACGCTGCCGCTGGTATGCACTTAGCTACGGCGGTGCGCCATGGCATCGCGGAGTTACAGCCCGTGGAGGGAGGCACC